ATGAACCAATTTATGCTTATTTTTGAAAACAGAATCCAGATATAAGAGAACTTATAACTGAATCCCGTTTCTATTTACACAAAATTATGGATACTGCCGAGTTTTTCGCATTTGTAGCGGCAGTATTCGCTTCAGTTACCTTTTTATTAACTTCGGTTACTTTTGTAGAAATTTCTCCGGCTGTTTGAGTTATAGAACTTTCTTTTAATGTTACTTCCTCCAATATCTTCCCGGCATTAGTCGCGGCTCCTTGTGCATCCGTAGCACTTTTAGCCGCATTATTTGCAGAAACCCCGGCGGTGGTAGCAGAAGAGGAAGCAGAAGAAGCGCTACCGGAAGCATTTGTTTCGCTCTGTTTTGCGTTCGATACGGCAATATTAACTTCTTTAATCTTAGAAGAAATTTGTCCTTCACGAATTTCAAAGTTCGTCTCTACATCGGTTATTCTCTCATTTAGATCGTTTTTAACATCGTCGATTGCTTCCTCTATTTTCTTTCCAGAATGGAGTACAAATGTACCTTTTAAATAAACATTAGTACCGTACAAACCGGAGCCAGTTAATACACCGAATACGGCATCAGTAATACCGTTAAGATTTCCGGTACGTGTAATCAACCGATTTACAAGCGAATAGGAATTAATTCCGTCGTAGTCATCCCGATAAGGTGCGGAATCACCAACAGCGCAATCTATTTGTGCTTTTTGCCTAGCAGTGTTTGTTCTGTTGCCTAATACTGCCACATTATCTCCGGTTTCGGGTATTCCGCTTCCTTCTTCACAGTCTACTTTGGATAGATTAAAATAGCCCGTTCCGGCAGAAGTAACTAAACGCCAATAACGTTTTGTTGCCGTACCCGTGAACGCCTGACATATTATTTGATCGTCTTGAACAAAATCGTCCGTACTATCATGCTCGCATCTCCAATGTGAGCCGCCGTCGGTCACTTTGGTTAATTTACCACCCGCGGCGGAACGAATAATCATACCACCCTGATAAGTTATCTTTTGAACGACCAACTCAAATATAGAAAATATCTTTCGAACTGTAAGATTATCAATTTCCATATTCCAGTCACCCGTGATCGCTTTGTATATCTTCATTCCTTCGCCGCCAAAACCACTGACAAAAGACTCGGAAGATATATAGTCCTTTACTATTGTACCCATTAAAGTTGCAACATGAGATACACTTAGATCGTGTGTCTCCGCTAGCTCTTGAACGAGTAAATTTAGTGTTGTCGTTTTCTTAGATACAGTCACATTGTCGGAAAAAGTCGCTGATTTCGCAATCAGTTTATCAAGGACGTTAAGTATTTGCGTCGTTACTGTCGTTGCGGTCAACGTATCTGTAGAAATACCCTTCGTTACGTCTAGCCCATTGTCAACAATTAAACCGCCTAGCAACTTGATAAGAAATTGCGTTTCGTCTGGCGCTGTTTTGGATAAATACGAGTCTTTTAAAGCGTCGATAGCGTCCTTAAATCTTTCGTTAATTGTATCAAGTTCTTTGTTTACTCGGAGTGACGATAAAACATTACTATCTGTTAGCTTCGTTTCGGCGTCATCTTTCGTTACAATTATAGATAATATCTCCGCAAGCGTGCGAAGAGATGAGAAAACATTTAAATCTGTCGCCGATCTCAAATCGTCTTTTCCTAGAATAGTAACATTTGATCCGCTAGCGTTGGAAGTCACTCCACTACCTCCGCCAGACGACACGCTAACAATCGCCCCAGTCGGATAATTTTTTGACCGGGGCGATGACGGAATAGCTTTATTTTTTATTTGAATCGTCATTATGCTTCTATCATTTTACAGGTAAATTGTTCATTGGCGAAATCTATTTCTCCGCCTGCTATCATGAAACGTTTTCCTTTCATGTAGTTATCCGAAAGAACGGATATAGGAGTTATAGAGTCACTATTTAATAATACCTGTGTTAGTTTTATTTTGGTAGCTCCGTATTGATTAATAATTCTTCTTATTAAAAGCTCTTCCGGGCGAATCAAAGTCTTTTCAATAGATGAATAAAGGTTATCTTTCAAATATTCATCTAACAACAAGACTTTACTATAGCACGCTCCATCGTTGTTATAACTCGAAATCTTAAACTCTATTTCGTCTAATTCATTAATAAAGTTTTCATTAACAACATTCTCGTAAATCCGATCGGAGTCTTTATCGTCGTCCATATCTAACGGCTGGCAATACCTTAGCTTAAGGTCTTTTATCAAATACCCGTATGGGACTTGTCCCTCTCTTTCCGTCAATGTCGGAGCATATATAGACATTTCAAGTGTGCCAAATAAATTAGTCGGAATATCCATTACAACACCGTCTGCATCAGAATACTTACCGAGTACTCCGTATGTTTTATACAATGAGACAAACCCCGTTCCCATTTTTCCATCAGCATTTTCTACACTAGATTGATCTAAATTTATAGACATAGTAGACGGGGTATCACTCCACGTAAACCGCCCGTAATTATCTTTAGAAACATATTTATCGCCAATTCTTATTCCTACTTTAATTATATCTTTTAAATATGTAATACCATCCTCGGAAGGAACCAAACCGCCACCAAAGGGAGAATCATATTTATCCTTTTGCAAAACCTTAATACTCATATTGAGAGAAAGAGCACCTCCCTTCCCTAAAAATAAGGCGTCTTTCTTTGCACCGATAACTACAATCGAGTCATTAAATACCGAATTGGGGGTTACGTCGTTAATAGGATCGTATTTTGTTCCACAACGTTGTCGGACTTGTATTGCACACTCATAATTGTACGATTGCGTAGTTGGTGTTTTTAGCCCGGATTCATAAGAGGCGTATCTTAATGGAATAGCCCCTAATAATTCCGTCGCATTACGCTTATCATTATAAATAGACAAGTCTGTAACAGGAGACAAAACACCATTTTTGTAGGTGAATTGGTGCATCGTTAAAATATTAGGATATAAAACCTCCCTTTGTGTATGTCTTGTATTACCGTTACCCAGATTAGTAGACACTTCTCCGATATTTGATAATAATTTCAGCTTATCAAAATCTTCGGTTATCTTGATTTCCTCAATAGGATAATTACTACATTTTATAGTCACTTTATTATATCCCGGCAAAATATCTAAAAAGTGCTCCGATCCTGCAAAACCAATATCAGATACATTCAACGCAATAGGCGTAGCTTTAGAATATGTATTCAGATCACAATCATATTTATAATAAATACTTTTGTGATCTATGTCAATGAAATACAGTTCACCCCTCCAATCGACACAAGTCCAATTTAAGAACTTACAAACCTCTTCTAATATTTCTTTTAGAGTCATAGCCTTGTTATCCTCGTCGAAGAAGTTTTGTTCACTAATCGTCATTTCTTCAAATACGTTCAGGTCGTTATTATAATCATCTTCGTTTTTAGCATACACATGAGGAATAAATATAGACGAATAACACCCGCGAGACTGCTCAATGAACATTCTAAACAGTTCCCAAAAACTAATAAAAGTTCGCTGTTCGGCGTTCTTTTGTTTGTAGTTAACATATTCGAGCGTGCTCATGGCGGAGCTACATTCTATTTCTAGTTCGAATTTTGTAGACGTGTAATCCTGCGTATATAGTTCTGGATTTATAAAGCCCGTCCAAATAATATCATTTCCTCGCTTGCATAATACTCTGTATTGTTGATATCCGGTCGAATACAAATTTTGCAAATAGTCACCTCCAACAATACGGATTGAAGCAGAAGAAAAGCGAGTCGGTGCATATAAAAAATCCTCGTCCTCAATTATCACGGAAAAAGGAGAATTGCCACTGCCGACCAATTCAGTACTTTTTCCTTCATAATTCTCTTTTTGTATCTCAATCAAATAAGATACTTCCTTTCTGGATTTGAAAGGAAGCGTATAGATAGTGCCATAATTTACCATAGTTTTTTACCTGTTTTTTTAATGTGGTTTTGTAATGCTAAAAATATGCGATCCCCTCTTATTTCGACATCACTGTATAAGCGAACGCTTTGATCTTCCATTGATGGCGCGATTTTTTGTGATAAAGAACCATACAAACCTGAATTTAGCATCTTAAATAAGTTACTTTGTTGTGATCCGTTCAGAATCATTTCACCCGAATTAAGTAAAGCCGGAACCTTATCACCCGTAAATGACGCACCCGGAACGATACCACCCGTCGCGAATTTAGGGATACTAGCCATTGCAGCAACTACAGACAAAGCCGCCCCCGCCGCTGCAAGCCAACCAACGAAAGGTATTTGAGCTGCCGAATTTGCAGAGTTAGCCGCGGCTTCCGCTGTTTTGGCGGTTGTTAAACTCAAAATAGCCGGAATAGCCTGTGCGATACTTGATATAACATTTGCACCCCATTGCAAATATGAGGCGGCACTTTCATTTGTTACACCATTTAAGGCACTCATTACACTACTAATAGCCGAAAGCGAATCGGCATAATCTTCGTTCAAGTCTACATCTTCTTTTTTAAATAGCGGATCATATTTCGGCAACTTAAAATTTTTGCCTCCCTTCCCATGCGTCGGAACCTTATCGTAAGTCGGTGCAATAGGTACGGACAAAGCGCCGTCTTTCATCCCGCCGTTTTTGATTTTAAACGCTTCTTGATCGACTACAAACTTTAGATTGATCTTTCTTTGTTCTAGTTCGTTTATAGTTGCTTGAATCGTTGCACGCACTTGCATATCAGTTTCGGCGATAAGTTGTTTGTTTAATGCAGACAACTGAATGTTTATCGCTTCAATACTATTTCCGCTAGTCTCAACCTGTAATTTTATTTTCTTGGCTTCGAGTTCGTTAATCGTTGCTTGAATGGTCGATTTGGCTTGTGTGTCCGTTTCTGCTACGAGTTTCTTGTTTAATTTGGATATTTCCGCATCATACCACGCAATAGAATCTTTTTTAGGCTCTGCCGCCGCTTTCGCTGCCGATGCTTTTTCCGCCGTTATTTTCGAGTTTCGGAACTCTGTTGTAGATTCATTAAATTCTTGGCGCTGTTGGGCTATCTGCTGCGAAGTTGCATAGTATTTCTTTCCTAATTCTGTTAACTTTTTCAAATCATCATCACTTAATTTATTCAGCAACTTATTATATATTATCGCATCCTTATATTTCTCCGCTGCCCCTTCTTGCGCTATCTTTGCCGCATCATTGATTGATTTTGTTTTACCATAATCATTTGTTTTTACGACATCTACTTTCCTATCGCTTTCAATCTTTTTTGATAGTTTTAAATACTCATTATATTGCCCTTTCCAATAGTCTTTAGCTTCGTCCCTGCTTGCGGAAGGCATAAGATCAATTCTTATAACTTTTTCAAAATCATTCAGAAAAATATCTTTTGCCGAAAGTTTTGTACCAACGGCAATACTTTTCGTTAACGCATTTAAAGCATCTGCCGCAACTGTTTTTCCCGCCTCTTCTTTCTTCTTCAATTCGTCATCCCAATCCTTAAATGATTGATCTCGTTCGTCATTTCCTAGCTGCTTGTTCTTTGCGTTTAATCTCGCTTGGGCTATTGATTCATCGAACTTACCTTGAAAATAATCGAATGAAATTTCTGTGTTTCCAAGTTGATCCAACGCCGAATGAGCTTCCTTGAATTTTGCTATAATATCGTCCATTCCCGACAAGAAAGAAGTAAAGTCACCAGAACCAAGCGAATAAAAGAACTCGTCTACCCCTGTCTTTGCAGACATCATCGCGGCGGCTGTTTGATCGCCAAGCGTTTGCGAAGAATTGAGAAATTTAGTAAATCCCTCCCCGGCACTTACAACCAAACCAATACCGCCCGCAACTTTTACAAAGCTAGAGCCGACGGATTTCGCCATATTACTAATGCCGCCTTGAAAGCTGTTTACACTGCCTCTTGACTTTTCCAGATTCGCGTCAAAGTCATTCGTTTTAAGCAATAATCTTGTTACTATATCAGACATCTTTATGCGTGTTTAATTGTGATTCTACTTCTTTTGCTTTAGCTCGTAATCGTTGCATCTCTTCGTCCGTTACGCTCGTATCTTTCTTTTCTTCTTCATCCCACGGGAACCGGAGTATATCGGTTTGCTTTAGCGTCTTTGTGCTATTAGATTGCGCTATAATGAAACCTAACAATCTAGTTTGTTCCCACGCTTCCCGATTGCGTCGATTCAATCCGTCTATAAACGATTCAACCTCGATAAAGTCCATTTTATCGAGGAAGTAATCGGGAGCGATCCCGCCCTCACCGACAACGCGCGAATAAAGTTCGCGTATACTTACGGCTTTCGTTTCCGCGTCGTCACCTTCTTTTTTTTTACGTCATTTCCTGCCGATTGCGAACGTAGTTTGATTTCATCCAAAATAAACTCTTTGAATTGTTCGAATAGAGTCAAGTCATTTTCGCACAATTCTATAAACTCGTCAAATTCCATATTAAACGAATCCTTATTACTAGCGATCAGGAACGAATAAAACAAAATGTATTCATCTAGTAATTTCCCGAACTGAAACGGATAGCCGGATATAGATTCGAACACAAAGAACGCACGAAGCGTATATTTCAAAGAAAGATCTTTTCCGTTAAGTGATATTGTTTTCATTGAATAAGTCGTTTAGAAGGCGGCAAAACACCGCCCGTAAGTTATTTACTATCTGCCTCTTTTGTAAGTGGTCCGGTTCCTTCGAAGCTCACAGAGAAAGTCGCTTTATCTCCGTCCGGCGCATTTGCTTCTAATGAAGTGATAACAGCTTTTCCAGTGTAAGCACCCGCCGCAAGCGTCCATCCGGCTTCAGGCATCTCGTTTGCATTGGGATCACTCACAATACCAAATTTTAACGTAATAGGTTTGCGCGCGATCATCAATGCGAATAATTTATCGTAACTATTCGCATCAACATCGGCACTGAATACGTTCTCACTTGAAGCGTTCCAAGATAGTTTTTTAATATCCTTCTCCGTCCAGATACCCGAATCTTTACTTTGCGTGTCGATAGTTTCAGCCGATAACCCTAACTTGCATGAAGTTGCCAACGCTATAGCCTTATCTTCTGTGAATAACATTAGGTCTTTGCCTAACGCTGCTTTTGTTTTACTCATAATTTTGTCGTATTTTAGTTATTATTCTGTTTTAAAAGAAAACATAAGGCGTTGAATGAAAGTATCTTCGATAAAATCCTCGTCCGCACTTATTAGTTTCGAGTCGATCACATCGAAGTTATCATAACTTCCTCGTTTGTTTTCGAGTGATTTACGTACCTCTTCCGCGATTGTAACAGAGTTCAAATAGTTATCACTGGCGACAACGATCTCAACCGAAACTGTGTCACCCGTGCCGTACCTATCTTTCGTATATTCCGGCGTTAAGGAGTTGCGTTTGTAGATCACAAACGGAAAAGATGTTTCCGTTTTGGTCGAGATAGCATATATTTTATCAGAAACCAATTTTGCCAACTCCGTAGAGTCGCTTAATCTCTTATATACGTGTGCGCCTATTGATAAACTCATTTCTTTTTATTTGCTACTTTCATTATAGAATCAATTATATTTTTCTCTAGTGAATTCTCTGCTTCTTTCTGCTTCGATTTGACCGCATTAGAAAAGAAGTGGGAAGCATTTATAATACCCCTATTCGCTCCTTTTTTGGTAGCTCGTTCTTTTGTTCCTGATTCAAACCATTTCAACATATAGGCGCGTGATCCCTTTTTACGGCGGTCGATCAAGTCGACCCGTGCACCGGAAGCATTGCGATAAACTGCTACGTTTATTTCGTTCTTTAACGGTTTGAATGATACGCCATTCTTAGAACTTCCAAATTCTGCATCAGTAACAGCAGAAACTAAATTTTCCTGCGCCTGTTTGCGAATGATGAGAATCGATTTTCTAAGAGCGGAGGAAATTGCCTTCTTTGCTTCTTTATCGTTCAACCGTTTAAGTAGTTCGTTTACTCGCGTTGCATCCACTTCGACGCGATACAAGTTGCGCCCTGTGTAATTGTCGTTACTCATTGATTACCTCCGCTTCTATAACCGTTGCTTGTTGCTTCCGGTCGTGATTGATAGATAGAATCTTGTATTTTTGCCCGTCGTATTCGATCCTCATTTTAGCGTTGATCTCTTTACAGATGCGAATCATTACCGTATTAACGGTCGTATTATATATCTCGCCGTTCGCTTCTTTACGTGCACCCGACTTAAAGCGAATGTATGCGCGTTTATCGAATACTTTCACCCAACTTTCAGACGTGCCGCCCAGATTATCGCGCTTTGACTCGCTACGATAAAAAGCGATCATTTCGTTTAATAATCCTGCTTGCATTACGTATATCGTTTTAAAGGTTGCAGTAGTAGTTCTATGTGCCCCGGAATAACTTGCGGAGTGGCAAATGTTACCGATTCACGGTTTGCGTAGTAATTCGCTATAAGGATGCGAATCGCGTGCCAGATACGCCGATCTATTTTTGCGTCCTTAACGTAGGTATCTAACGGATTATTTAGATACGATTCGATAAGAAGTTGAACGGGTTCGATAAGCCCGGTTATATATGTATCGTCAGTATCGAAATCGACGTTTAAATGCTGTTTAAGCTCTTCAAGTGTTACGTATTGCGCCATATTCAAGTAATTAAGAAAGGGCTAAGGCAGTGAAGCCAAAGCCCTTTCAATATCAATAATCAAATTATATTAAGCCGCTTTCTTCTTTGCGATGGCAAAAGCTTCCGGGCGAGCTACAACAATGTCGTAATCTGTATTCAACACGAAGTTTACGATGTTACTTTTCGCTCCGGTGTACGGGTCTATCACTAAATCCATATCGCCGAACTGACCGATAGCAGCGTTAGAGAATACACCGAATCCGATAGAATCGGCATCCATGTAGTTAGTAACAAGAACTGGATAACCGTTCACCATACCGTTTTGGCAGATCATTTCAGCAGATCCCGCCGCTTTGGGAGTGGATTTCAAAGCGCCATACACCTTTGGAGTGCAAACATAGGCGGCTGTACCGTCGGTTACATCTACGCCCGCATCCATTACGGTAGATTCAAGCGAAACAACATTTGCAAACGTCAACTCGTTTGTATATTCAACACTCGGTTTTGTTTTGACAAATACCCCGTTACTTGCGCCAGACAATGCAGTTCCCGAAAACATCCATTTATTCAAAGTGCGAGCGACACCAAGCGAAATTTGCTTCAAAACAACGTCCTGCAAAGAGTAGTTCGTTTGGTTGATCGCACGCTTAGACACCGGAATAGAAATAGATACGCGTTTGGGTGAAGCCTTGATTTTGTCGATATTCAATTCGGTATCGGTAACCGCAACGTTTTCACCCTGAATTGTTGCTTCAACAGCCGCCAATGTTGGGAAAACAAGGTCACCTACAAGCCCGCTTTGCATCTTGATACCTAGTTTATCAATAATCAAGCCTTTTTCTAACGGTTCAATGATTTCACCGATTGTAACAGGAACCATGCTAGCCGCATCGGTTGTATCTGTAACAGTCACCGCACGTTCTACAACTTTAATACCGCCTTCCGATACTACTCCGTTGTATTCTTCCAAAGAGCGATGATTAACGACGTCAAAAACAGCCTGTGAGAACAACACGCGACGGTCTGACACCAAACCCGCGTTAATATCTTCAAGCGCACGGCGTTCTACCTTCATTTCTAAAAGCTCTTTCTTTGTTTTCAACTGCTCGAACTGCTCTTTCTCGCTTGCGTCGAGTGCTCTTTTTTCCGCTTCTGCTTTATCCAGCATAGCGCGCATCTGCTCTTTGTATTGAGCAATAGTTTCAAATTCTTTTCTCATGTTTTAAATTGATTTGCGTAAATTATTAAGTTCATTTAAATAGTCTTTATTCTCGCCGGACAATTCCGCTATCGTATCGTCCATACTCCGCACCGTTACGTCTGTACCATAAAAAGCAGGATCAACAACGGGAGATATATCAGAAATCCGATCAATCATGTGTACAGTACGAAGCAACAATCCGTCTTTCATTGAATAGGAAACTTTTGTTTTATCCTTTTCATTTAAAGCATACGCAAAAGACGAACCGAAAATGTCACCGCGTTTAATCATTTCTACGGCGAAATCTCCATCGGGAGTACTAGGAGCCTCAAACCTGTATTTTAGTCCGTAGTCGTCAAGTTCAAGCGACAAAGTACCTGCACCGCGATTAGATCGAGCCAACAATCTCTGTTTGTTATGATCTAACAGAGCTTTAACATCACAACTACGCAACAACTCTTCCGTTATAGCTCCCTTTTCGATTACCTCAACAAAAGCGCGTTGCTTTTCCCTGTCGTACAATACGCGGCTTTCTTGTCCGAATACAACCGCATAACCTTCGATTATTCTTCCATCTCCAACTTTAGGAGCGCCTAACTCTGTATAACTTCGTATTTCCATATTTTGCAAATATCATTTTACTATATGTTTATTTCTTCGTTTTTGGGTAGCTCTACTTTTTGACTAGCCGCCTCGATTGGTTGAACGTTGCAGGAGATAAACACCTTGTCGCCTCCTTCAACGGGCGGTTTTCCTAAAGCCCTACGAGTATCATTCGGGGAATGAGCGCCCATTTCTTCCAAAGCTTTATAATAGCTTGCTTGCGTCGTTAAATCGGTTTGATATAAGCATGATAAATCAAATGAAATACTATATAAGTGAGCGACTGAATTAGGAATCAGCTTGTAATTAAATTCAGCCTCGATTTGTTTCAATATTGGTTGCAGCGTATCAGTTAAAAAAGAAACATTGCTCATTTCAGAAGCTTTGTAATTAGTAGATTGTCCGGCAAATACTTTATCCGGGTGAACTCCGTAAAATCTACATATATCAAGAATACTGAATTTCTTTGTTTCCAATAACTGCGCATCAACCGGATTTATAGAAAGTTGATGAAATCCAACATCGCCGGGAACTGAAATAATGTCTCTTCCTGTGTTTAATTGTTCCTCTATGCGATCCCCAACCGTAGAAAGTTGAAGATCCGTCATACCCGCACCGGGCAACCCTTTATTTGTCTCTTTTGCACCGGAAACAAGCCCCTTTATTTTACTTCCGTTTTGAAAGGTTCGCAAATTCTGATTGTCGGCGCTCGCAGCTATGGAAAAGATACGGCTAGCGTACATTATTGTACTTACTCCTGTATATCCCCCGTCCAAACTATTATTTTTAAGATGGATTATTTCGTAGGATTCAAAACGCCCATATATCCGGTTATATGGATCAGAAATAATATAAACATCATTCAATTTGTCATAGGTTACTGTATTATTTGCGCATAATACAAGTTCGCTGACACTACCGAACTTTCGACGGATAACGATGTAGGCGTTTCCTTGATTTACGATTTGAACAACCATATTCCTAACCATTTCAAAACTATTCATTCGTCGGTTAGGCATACGGGTTAATATCGTATATAAATCGTTTTCCTCGTCTGGTGAGAAATATCCATCTTTTTTCCGTTTAATTATAAGCGGTAAAGACGCGATAGTCCCCGAAAGAATAGAAGTACATCTATATGCGGCTGAAAGTTTCATTGCTTGATTACTGTTATGCACATCTATTGGCTGACCGGGTAACGATGGTAATCGGGAGTTTATCGCCGCATCTTTATCCGTTGTGCTCATCTCTGCATTTAAGGCGCGTTTTTGCGTCTTTGAACGTCCCAATTCAAAATTAAAAGATAGTTTCATTATACCTCCATGTTATTAAATAAGTAGAATGTCATTAGGTTTGTTATAGTCGAATCAATCTTCGCATTGTGCGTTTTCTTGACTGGCTTCTTGTTCATGTTCCGATCTTCGTCTAATACCGCATTACTAAAACAGTACGGCGTAATCGGATTAGGGCTAAAAGTGAGCTTACTCCGATACAAAGCAAGTTCAAAGGATTCGATAGGGCTTGTAAACGTTCCGTATGTCTGTTTTACAGGCTTAATATATTCACTCGCACCGCCTACGGAATAAGTAAGAAGATTTACAAATTCAGCCGATTTATAAGGATCATAGCCAACTCCCATGATTTGTAAATACTTTGCACGCGCAAGTATATCGTTTACTATTTGCTGATAGTCGATAATATCACCATCGCAAAGAATTAAATAGCCTGCTTTCGCCCAACCTTCGTAAAGTTCCCGATTTGGATGATCTTTCAAAGCTCCTTTCGGGAAATAGTAATCTGTATGCGAATGAAAAGAACCGCTTTCTTTCGAATAGATATTATAAGTAACCGTAGAAAAGTCGTCTCGAACGGATAAATCAACCGCCGCCATCGTTAGCGGATAAGTACCGATACTCTCAATTCTAATATCTTTGAATCGTTCTTCTATCTGCTTTGCCTCAATCCATTTTGTTGTAGAATCAACCGCAAACACATTTAGTAACTTTGTCCGAAACTCTAGCGCATCCGGTGCACTATATAAAGCCTTCTGGTATGCGTCGATATAGAAATCTTCATAAACAGTTATACCCATGTGTGGTTGCACTTTGCGCCACGTTGCCGGATCGCCTTCCTCATCGTCTACGTCTGGTTCAAAGATATGTGCAAATATGGAATCATTTTCAATCTCACCTCGTAGGATCGCTTTATACATTTTGAGCATTTCGACGAATGGAGCCGTTTCTTTATCGGATGCGGTAGTTATAACTACGGTTAAAGGGTTGAGCCGCGCGCCCATTGAGGAAGTTAATACATTCTTCAATGCGGCGCTATCGGCTTGTGAATACTCGTCTACTATTACCATGCTTGCATTAAGTCCGTCTAATTTATCCGGGTTAGAGGCAAGGCAACGGGCAAAAGAGGTTTTTCCCTTTATGCGGTTATATATGATTTCTCGATTAATTTTGAAGTGTCTAAACTTCGGATCGAGAGACTTTAAAATATTACGTATTTCATCAAAACAGACTTTCGCTTGATTGTATGAGTTTGCAGCAACGTATGTTTGTGCGTTCGCATCACCGAACAACAAATCGTTAATCGAAAGACTCGCTACACTTGTTGTCTTACTGAATTTACGCGGAACGAATAGAAGAGCTTCGCGAATCAAACGCTTGTTTGTGTCAGGCTTGTAAAACGCGAGAATATTAGAGAACTGAAACACCTGTATCGGAGTCAGCTTGTATCTAGTCTTTCCCTTTGTGCCGGAGAATTTCAAACGCTCGTAGAACGTGACGAACTTCTTTACTTCCTTGATCCGAAATTCGTATTTATCAAGAAAAACAAAGAAGCGGTGAACGGCTAGCAACTCGTAAAGGTTGTGCGCGTCCGGATTGTTAATACAACCTTTGATATACACATTTAGTCTTTCGTCTGCCTTGTCTAGCTTATACGAATCAACGTCGATGTTATGCAGATCGGAGACAACCGACTGCTTTAACGCTATCAGTTTATCTCTATTCTCCTTGTTCATCGCGATCTATTTTGCTTACTTCGTTAATCAGGTCGTTTACTTCGTCGTCGTCAGATACAGAAAGCGTTTGAAAGGTCAAACCAAGTTCGCGTAATTGTTTGCGCGTTGCTTCGAGTGCATCGAATAAAACTTTGAAAGCAGGATGCGCCGTGAGTTTATCATTATTTTCGCGGGACACTTCTTTCACGTATGACTTCATACGCTTCTTTGAAATATCGTTTAGTGCAATTTGAAACGCCATATATGAACCTGCGCAAAGAGTTATACAGAGGTCTAAATCTTCCGTATATGTTCCCTGCGACTCCATCGCGGCGCGAATCTTTTCTTTTATGTCGTCCAAATCACACATTTTTATAGGCTTTTTGCATATAGGAAAAGATCGCAAGTATTTGGTAGCTCGGAAGATGCGCGCAAAAAGTTTACCCCCAACGCGCACCCCCTCGTTTCAAAAATTACTCGCGCGTGTAAATATGAGGTGAGGTGGGTTTAGCGTATCGCGTTAAAAAATAAAAAAACCGCCCCCCCTTCGTCGAGGTTGAGCGGTTGTAAGGAAATCAGAAAAATATTATTTCTCGCCTTGCAAAAACCGATCCGCAAAACGTTCCGTCATTCGTTTATTATTCGCCTGTACCGCCTCTTTCGAATGACTAAAAGCACGTCGATGCGTATCAGAGTGGCACGAATGGCAAAGACTTTGCAGATTGTTATAATCAAACATTAGTTGTCTCATTCCGAGTTCGTGTGATACGGACTCAACCGGGACAGTGTGATGTACTTCCGTTGCAAGCGTACTGCGATTGTTCGCCTCGCACATCTCACAAACCGGATTGCTTTGTAGCTTCTTAGCTCGAAGTAACTTCCATTTGTTGGAGTTAATCATCTTAATGTAATGCGGGTTTCTACTCATTGTTCGTCATAATTAAAAAGAATCTTATCACATTGATAACAATCGTGCAACTCCTTTCGTGTCGCCTCGATGTCGTCCGTTTCTATCTCAACTAAATGCGTCTCGGACACATCGCCCGATTTGCATTGAATACGCCTGATTATATACATAACGTTTCGATCCGGTCTAATCCGTTAATAAGTAATCTAATCCGTGCACAATTCCCGTCGCATCGAGTCGACTGCGTTTCCTGTTTGTGTATCCGGCTTGCACAACCTTTGCAGTTCTTAGACGGACACATTTGTTTATACACTTCGATAGCTTGCCGCCTCGTTTCGTCTCTCTGTATCCGAGCCGCTTCAATAGCGACTTTTCGGATTAAGCCACGCGAGCGGATGCGCTCGTTTGTGGCTTGTTCGATGTACTGTTTTACTTTACTCATTTTACCGTGTTATTTTTAGGTTTGTAATTCCATCCGTTTAACTCGTAGACTTTCCGTTTCGCCTCTTCTTGCGTTGCCGCATCATCTACCTTTGTGTCTCCGTCTGGATCGCGACGATAGATATTGAAGTGTCGAAAACGAGGGGAATAATAATACTTTGATTGATTTTGCGTTTGATTCATTCTTTATAGAATATACAAAGCCCGAAAAGCTCTATTTATTGTTATTTCTTTTATTTCTTAGATAAATTAATTACATTTGAATCGTCGTATAACCTATTTTTATTTTATACTTATGGAACAGTATTTATTTGGTTTTATTCTTTATCAATGTGATCCTAGAACTTTCACAACGATTATGACTGACTCTGTTTACTTTTTACTGACCGAAGATGAAGCTTTTAGAAAATACAAAGAATTAACATCGAAATTGGAAAAAGGTCAGTTTATAGTAATTAAACGAGTCTAAGTATATACAATTCTTAAAATTTTAGCTATACACGAAATGCTCAATCGTCGTATAGTTAATCTAATATTGCCATAATTCTATCGTTTATTAGTTCTACACAAACATTCTAGGCTGCATCCGCGACAAAATGATTTTATTCGCATCTGCATAGAACTTCTTCTTTATCTCAAATCCGTATGCTTTTCGCCCGCATTGAGCGGCTGCAAGTAATGTTGTACCACTTCCGGCGCATGGGTCTATTACAACATCACCCGCATCGGTGAAAAGTTCGATCAACCGCTCAAGCAACGGAACTGATTTTTGTGTCGGATGAATCCGCGGTGTATCTATGTCTCTAGGATAATCGAAACAATTAAATACCATCCGACCGCCATTATTGAATTTTGGCAGTTTATCCCGATACAAGAGTACACCATATTCACAATTACCAACGACCTTCATATTAGCCTTTAAAACTTGTGCCGAAAAGTTCTTTTTAAATACCAGATTGATATATTTGTTCAGCCCGTATTCCTTCGCTTTCTGTATAAGTTCGAATTGTTGCTGAAATTCACAAAAGACAATCATACAGGGGGATTTTCCTTTTTCTTTTGGCTCTTTAACGAGCATCTTGCTACAAAAATGAAGAAATTCAGTAATTCGAAAATCCTTATCGGTATCGAAAAATTCTTTTCCAGCTAATTCGCTTTCTCCATTAGAATTGTCTCCGTCGATATACCAAGATGGATTAGAACCGTATGCGTTCTTCCCAATGTTGTAGGGAATATCCGCAATGATTAGTTGTGCTTTCGGAATACCGTATGTTTTATAGTTCTGGAAATGATCGTTAAATAGTTCTACGTCTTTCATTGAAGCAATAATATTAGTCGTTAATAAATTCGTCCTCGTTCTCTACTACTTCACTCTTGACAGGCTTCTTCACCGGAACGCGAATTGCCTTTTCTGTAAACTTGTTCGATAGATATTGTTTCGCCTGTTCCCAATCTGTAAAGTGTAAATTTGGATCAGTATAGAGCGAGATAATCGTAGAGTTTAATTTATCGAGTGCTCCGAAAGCACTTGAATTTATTGTGCCGTCTAGAGGTGAAAACTTGGCAACTAAGCCGTTATAATTCTCTGAAACAAATCGGTCGATATACTTCCGATTCCGTTCGTTTGCTTCGGCGTGTTCTACAGGAACGTCGTGCAAATAATTTGTGTTTGATAGTTTTTTAACCATATTAAAATCCTTCTAATCGTTTCTGTCCGTTCATTTCGTCTACCTTGTGTTGTGGTAGTTTTCGTTTTGGTTTTACATACTCGAAATGTCGTTCCGCCTGTGATAGATCGTAGAACATTTCTTTGATTTCGTCCGGTAGTACTTCTTCATCATCATCGCCTGGCATCGGATCGGCAACCCGGAGAAAGCAGCCTAAAATGTACTGCATAATCTCGTATGTGCTTTTGAAATGGTAGTCAGCGCGAATCTTATCGAGCCTTTGCCATTGTTCCAGATCGACGCGAACCGGAATCTTTTTAAAATACACAAGTTTCTTTTTTCTGCTTCGCATGGTTTCGTTGTATTAATTATCTTCTACTAGCTCCGTTCAAGTCCAAGACGTTAAACATTTCATTTATTCGATCCGCGATATACGCGCCGTAAATACGCTGTATTTCCTTAATCGTTAAGTTCGTTGTAACATGAGTTATTGCCTCATGTCTCAACTCGTACCGACATTGGAAAATATACTGCATCACGTTTAGTTCAGTACCGAAATACTTTGCCGGGATTGGCTCGCGTCCTAGTTCATCAAAACAGATCATTCGCGGCGTACCGTTGTTGTAAGTATACAATTCTAGTGCATCCTTTCCGCGCATCGAAAAGCCGTTTGCAATACAGGAAGCCGAATCAATCCTAAAACCACCGATCGGATAGCCGCCCTTTGCTTTGCCGCGTGTGAAACAACTATATCGGTTTAGAATCTGCATGATAGTACTTTTTCCTGTACCGATGTCACCTCGTAACAATAGCCCTTTATTTGAATCTAGCTTCTCGGATCGTCCTTCAGTATACAAAAACAGTTGGTTCATTATGTTTCTATTCGAATCGTCAATCTTAAAACCGGGGCAAACGTATTTGCAACACGCTTTAAACCACTCCGGGCGCTTCTCTACTTCTATCGGCTCGTCATAGTACGGTAGTCCGTATGATAGAATCGCCGCTATCGGTAGAGTCTGTTTGCTTCTTGTTTCCATATTCGTTTTTATTATTCTTTAGTTCAAAAAATCCCGCCCAATTATTCGCAATCGATTCATCTACGATTTGAGATGCGACCGCCGGATTACCTTTGCTCAATTTCACTAATTTGTTGTAACACGCTTTGAGTGACTTTTCCGATTTGTAATTTTCCCGCCTGTCTTTCTTGTATTCAAGCCAAAGAGTAAACGTCTCTAAAAACTCATTAGATATAAAATCAAAATCTCCATGAGAGACTTTAGAGAGTATATTTCTGTTTGGTTTCTGTTTTAGTTTATTATAGTCTGTACTATCCCCTGTATCATTGACTCCCTTATCTACTGTATCATTGGCTGTCTGATTGGCTCCCTTATTGGCTGTTTGATTGGCTGTAAAATTTACAGTAGTAGTTACAGTGGTTTTAAATTCCTTCACGAAAGAATAAGAGCTTATAATACGTTTGTTCTTACCAGATTTATAATAAATCAATCCTGCATTTATTAAAGACTCACGGGCTTTTATTAGTGTTTTCTCATTCACGTTAAGCGCAAAACAAAGTTCAATGTTCGAGCAATCGAAAACGTCCCTCCAATCTTCGCCGTTACAAATAGCCACTAATCCGTAAAAAAGGGCTTGTTCGGTGGCGGTAAATCTGAAACGTCGTCGCGCTTTTCGCATCTTTTCAGTTAGCGTATATCCGTCTATATTCATCACACTTATAAAGTCTATCGAGCGATATAATAACTACAAATCCTTATCCCGATCGCCCGTCCCACTTTCAGGACGGAACAATAGCAAATAAAATTATTCTCTTCTCCGCCATTCCGACACGTCCGGCAATCGCTTTTTTGTACCTGTGTTGTTTTCTTCGCCATTTTATACCTCCTTTATTTCAAATTCAATTCTCGGATTAGTCTTATCTATATATTTCTCCGCCACTATTTTCACACAATTACGATCATTTCGTATCGCTCTACATGACTGCAAGCAGTCTAACACAATTTTAAGACAATTATCCAAGTCTGGTCGTTGCGTATCATAGTGCACGCTTAAATAGAGTTCAAATAAGCCTTTTATTTGTTTATTTCTGTATTGGCTACATTGAAGATAGAAAGACTTTTCATACATCACCAAAGCATCTTTTTTTGCAAGTGATCCGTGATATTTTCCGTCTTTACCTCTTTGTTGAATTATCTTGTAGCAATTACTCTTGCTAGGGCATTTCCCTATTATTATCTGCATCATATTTTATTTTGGTTTGTAAATAGTGGATAAGCCCGGATTCGAACCGGGAATGATACTTCAAGAGCCGCACCGCATTAACGGAATGTCTGGCGATCAACCTTACATAATTAGGCGTTTCCAATTCCGCCACTTATCCGATTTGCCGGGGCTTTCACCCGGCGCGTTGTTATTTAGTTATTTTCAAGAAGTCGGGAACAATCCCATATAACGCCGTTTTCCCGTCCCAACGATCAATAAACTGTTTGTACAAAATTTCTTTAGTCAATCCTCTTGACCGGATGATAGCCTGTTCTGTTTTTAGTTGTTCTAACTCGTTTAACTTCTTTTGTTCTTCAATCTGCTGATCTAATACCGAAATATTCGTATTTACTTCATTACGACTGTCTATTTTCTCACGTACCTTTTCCGAAAATTCTAATTGTGCAGAAAATGTTAGTAATTGCAATCCGCGTTTTTCAAACTCCGTTTCGATTATTTGTTCTAACCGTCTTTCAAAAATCAATGAGCCTCCGTCTGCCATCAAACTATCCGTTTTATGTTTACGACTTTCTTCTTTTATTAAATCATATATACGCGGCTCCAATATATTATCTTCAAGAGAACTCATAAAATCGCCTCCGTCGCTAATATGTTTATTATCGAATACCACATCGACCGCCCTTTCTTTAATCACTTTATATGAATAAGTCGGACGAGCTTTAAACTCTGTATTGTCTGCTGCTTTTAGTGTAACAGGTTCGGCAAAGTCACCTCTTTGGTCAAATAATGGAACTTGAAAAAGTTCTGTGCCCCATTCCCACGTAGAAACGCGTCCCGTTTTAATGGAAAAATCGTTCTTTCCGTCTTTCCCGTAATTCTCCATGAAAACACCTGCATAATTGGGAGCGACACGTTCACATGAAGCGAACAAAACAACGGCAACAAATGCCAATAGTAAAAACTTAAAATCTTTCATTTTTAAAAATTTAATTAGTTTGTAAATTAAGAAAATTACAGCCGATAAAATAACCATAACGCCCAACCACGCGCTAACATGGTTGAATAGGCGGTTTCCTATTGGGATAGCTATCACGGCTATTAATAGCATCCAATGTCGTTTAATCATGTTTCTGTTGTTCTTTATTTTTCGCTTCATACGGATAAACATCTACAATCGCCGTTTCTTTGAGAAGAATCGAAGAATAATCCGCCATCGTTCCTTTCATTCCTTCGTCGAGTTTCTTCATTGCGTCGTGAATGTCTGCGGCTTGTATAAGTACATTCGTATACGTTCGCTTCTCCTTGCCGCTTTTCTCGTCAAGTGTAGTAAAAGCGAGTCGCCCGGCAAACCATTTATCGGCGGAATCCTCTTCGCTTGTAAATATCTCGCTATAATGTGCGCGGGAAATGTCGGACACTGTAAACTCACCGGAGATAAACGGCGTTACTTCTTCGATTATTCGCGCTTCTGCTTCGGTAAAACTTAGTGCATCGACTAAGTACGGTTCAGTTACCTTCTTTTGCATCCCGTTTTCCATTACTTTCTCGTAGCGAATTTTCGTTAAAAACCAAGTGTTCATAATTTCGTGTTTATTAAAGTGTTTATAAAAGTGTGATTAATCGTGTTGTGTTAGCGTTGTGACGGTACAGCGTGAACGGAATAATTATCTAAGATGCATTTTACAGACACAGAATCATACGGAAATGTTTTATACATAAATGATTCGGTTACTTTAAATCTAAGAGATGTCGAGTTGTCTATTTCGAGACACAAATAACTCGTCCCGTCGCTTTTCAGGTCGGATCGTAATTCTTCATCATTAATAACTAACTCCTTGCCTAATGCGCACTCAATATCCCGATAAGAATCAATAGGAATATTTGTACAGTATTGTTTCAAGTAAGAAAGAATATTCTCTGTTTTAATTAATTTATTCATGCTGCTTTTTTTATTTTATTGGTGATTAACTTCTTTAACTCCTTCCGTATCTTATAAATCTGATTCTTTACCGGAACACTATTTTTCGCTTCCGGCTTTAACGCCTCGATCTGCATCTTTAATTCTAATACCGCTTTTGCCTTATCGACACAATCAAGCAAATCCAGACCGGAACGGATAGATTCGTCTATCATCTCGCTAGCCAACCGGATTCGATCATAGAGTTTCTTTATATTCTCCACGTAATCGGCTCGATTCATTTCGAGTATTCGACCGTCGTTTACATAGCCGTCATAAATGACATAATACAACTTGTCTACGTCTGGGCGACCTAGAAAATGTCCGAGGAATTGCCAATAATATTCGTCTTTTTCGTCGATGGTATTTCCGAACTGCAGCGATTCGATCTTTCCTTGCGACATCGGGCACTTGATCTCACCCAGAGCGATAACTTTCCCGTCAAATCCGTACACATAGAAATCCGGTGAATCTCCGAATCCTTCAAACGGTTCATTGAAAACAATGTCCTTAAAATCGGTTGTACACGACTTGATCTCGTTCATTAACTGGCTCCGTACCCATTCGACCGCTAGCGGTTCGTTTTCATGTCCCCAATCAAACGCCTTGTTACTTCCGTTTTCTCGCATCGTCCCGGTTCTACGCTCGTAGCGAACCGCATACATTGCATCTAGGGAAGTTTTACCGAACGGGCAACCCTTTCCCGCTTTCATTAAATCGGGAAGCGTAGAGGCAGTTATTTTGCCTTGTCTCTTTTCCTTCCATTCGATTTCTTTTTGTTCACTTGATTTCATGTGCTACTAGTTCTTTGATTTGTTCTTTAGTTAGTTTATATTTCGTCTGGACTTGTGCGACCGTAAAGCCACCCGCCAGACCGTCGAGGATATTTTTCCAGATTGCCGATCCTGTCTCAACAGTAGGCAATGAGTTTTCTACTTTCGGAAGAAAAGGACGAATACGAAGCGAATCAACCTTTTCGCCGAAAGCGTCAACTAATACCGCTCCGATTTGGATTTGCTTGTTTATCCATGACTCAAAATTCGGATTTTTGAAAATTTTCGTCAATGTTTTGCAGTTCGTCCGGTTGAGGATCATCGGTTTCACATTCTCGAAGAAATAAGCGACGAAACATTCTTCTTTCTTTCCAGACGCGCCGACTACTTGTTCTTTTTTCGTTTCGCGGATGGTGAGAATTATATCTTTTCCATCCGGTAGGCTGTAAGCGCCTAGATAGTCGTAATTAAATTGAGTTTTCCAATGTGTCATTATCGTGTTGTTTAAAAGTTATCGTTTCCACCCTGATAAAGCGACTCATAACAGCGAGCGCAAACCGTTATTATCTTTGTGCCATGTCTGCCACGTTCGTACGTTTCGACCTCTAATTCTATCTCTTCGCCCGGTTCGATCTCTTCGCCGCAATCTTCGCAAACTAGAGTATCAGCAGGGCACGCGCCAAGAACCGTACAAATTCGGCAATTACCGATACATTGAGGATTCGCCGCCATGTCGTTTCACGTTTAGATAGTTACAGACTAGCACGTAGATAACCGTTATAAATACGATCAATAGTGCGATAATTAATTTGCCCGGCTCCGGCTCGCCTTCTGCAAGGCTGCACGCTGAAAGCATTAAGATAATAGCGGCGGGACTTTGTTTTAGTGTTAACATGGTGTTTGTTTTATACTACCTTATTACTTTGTATGAATCTATCTATACTCGATAAATCGTACCAGATCATTTTTCCAAATTGAGAAAAAGAAATGAGAGCTTTTTCCCGTAACGTTCTCAAAAAATCATCCGAGCATCCTATATAGGATTTTGCTTCGTCTTTACTAAGCCACTTCTTCACTATTGGCTCAACTTTTCCGGTTACTCTAGTTCGTCCCATTGTTCATTATTCAATCGTGTAACAATTAGATTATCTTTATCGGTTTCCGTCGTAAACAGTAGACCTTCGTCATATTTTAGATTTGTACAGGTCGGTCTAACTGAATTTCTTTTAGAACGAGGGAAGGTCATTGTTTCCCCGGGCTGCATCCCCCTTAAAAGGGCAGTTAATTCGTTTCTTTTTCGTCTCATTGTCGTGTATCGTGTTATGTAGCCCCGAAGGGCTACGGATTAATATTAAATAGCTGCTTTCAATCGCTCTATATCTCTTATTAATTTTTCTTGCCTTGCTACTTCATTATCTGCCATTCCGTCAAGCCCGAGACTTGCATACCATTCTGCATTATTAACAGCCTCTTCTAATGCTATTTCTTTTTTCGCAATTAACGCATTAATGATGCTCTTATCACGGCTTTCGATTAATATCTCTAAGGCTGTCTTTCTGGTTAAAGTGCTAGTTGCTTTCATAATCGTATTTATTATGTAGCCCCGAAGGGCTACGGATTAATATTAAATCTTCTGATAACCGAATGAGTTCATAAACTTCTCCGCGCCTTTGAACGTTTTGAAAGTCTTGCTACTAGAAAGTGTACACGCTAAGAATCTTTGTCCGGCTGTTGTATTAATCAAGCTAACACAACATACCGTTTCGCTTCCTGCTTTTTTAAATTCTACGTCTCCGATCATTCCTGCTTTCATAATTCTATACTTTTATTTGTTAGTTCTTGATTGATTGATTAACTTTGATGCGACAAAGATAGGTGACTATACTCTACCATACAAATATTTAGTAGAATATATTCTATTAATTAACCTTTATTAGTAGACGAAAGTATGACTATAAAAGAAAAAATTCAGAAATACATTGATTATAAAGGAGTTAGTGTATATAGATTAGAAGCAGAAGCTGGATTATCTAAGGGATATTGGGGGAAGACCAAAAGTATATCCGCCGATATTGCAATGAAAATTAGTAGAGTATACGGTGACATGTCAACCGAATGGCTTCTGCGAGATAAAGGAGAAATGATTAAAAATGCAGAGCGAGAACAAAAAACAATCGAAATTTCCGAATCTGCAATAAGCAAAACAAAACGAAAAGGAGCATTAATATACGACATAGACGCAACCTGCGGGCTAAGTGGTAGAGATATAGAATTTACAGACGAAAAAGTGATAGGAAGTATAGACGCACCGGAAATCAACCCGGATTCAAAGATTATATTCGCTACGGGTGATAGTATGTTACCGCTAATCGCTTCGGGCGATAGGGTGGTAATTAGAAAAATCGAAAGTTGGGATTATTTCAACTACGGACAAGTGTATTTAATCATAACGAATGAATACAGGCTTATAAAGAGAGTTCGTAGGCATCCTAAAGATGCGGATAATTTAATTCTGCTTCGTAGCGAGAATCCGAATTACGACGATATCGATTTACCGAAACGCGAAATTATTCATCTTTTTATTGTAGAGAATATTTTATCAATCAAAAACATATTATAAATCACTAAAAACAAAACAACATGAAGAAGCTACTATTATTAGCGATATTTTCACTGCTTATTTTGCCTGCAAATTCGCAAAGTAAGTACGAAAAACAATCTAATGAGATCATCGAATTATTCGACTCTATAAAATCGAATTTCACAGAAACGGAAGAAGGAATAAAAATAATCAAAGTTGTAGAACTCCCCAATATAGAAAAAGATAAGATATACATTGCAGCGCTAGAAGCTCTATCTAATATATATAAAGACTCTAAGGAAGTCATACAAAATAAAGACAAGGAGTTAGGAACAATTTTTGGGAAGGGAATCTTTTTCGAAAGTAGCATGTCAACATGGGGTGTATTAACAGAATCTAAATGCGAGCACGCAATCAAAATAGAAGTAAAAGATTATAAATGCCGCATTTCGATACAAACAGACGAAATAGAAAACACTGTAAAAAATGGAGTATCAGGACAAACGATAAGCAAAAATAAATATAAACTAAAATCATTTTTTCCTTTTTGGAAAGAATGTCCGATGAAACATCGAAAGGCTAGTTTCTCAAATATATGGTTCTGTTATGCCCACACTGTAGGGGCGGCAGAAACTTTCGAAAAAGAGATAATGACAATTGCCAATAATAGCGATAAAGATAATTGGTAATGCCAATCTCTAAAATAGTTATCAACCACTAAAACAAATCATCATGGGAACATTTTTCGGCTTCATCGCGGCATTATTCGCCGTACTTCAAATCGTCCTATTCTTCAAAATCTGGGGAATGACGAACGACATTAGAGAAATCAAAGAAAAGTATCTATCCTCGACCGATCCAAAGAAAAGCGTATCGCTCTCCAATAATCAACCGACCGAATTTAGTATAGGCGAATTGGTCGTAGAGATAAAGACGAATAAGCAAATGCGGATCAAAGAGATTACACAGGACGGAAAGTATAGTTGTTATACAGGTGGAGGCGCTTCGCATGAGGGTGACTTTACAGCGTCAGAGATTAAGCATTTTAATTCGTAGAGTCCCAATATAAACATCTTCAAACCATTATCTTAAACATACCATTTTATATTAAAAATAAAATAGAAAAAAGTATCTCATTTTATTTCATCGACAAAAATGTCAGTGAAATATTAGTTATTCTATTCAAAATAGCTATATTTGCATAAAAATGTCGATGAATTATGTATATAAGTAAAATAAACACTTCCCAAGCCCCCATTGATGTCTCGCTTAGGGAGATGCTTGCTAAATTTATTCAAGAGAATGAAATTATTGAATCATCTATTGCCGATGAAATAGGGATCCATAAAGAAACGCTATCTAAATTCCTAGAAGGGAAAGCTGAATTAAAATTTATGCAAGCAATTCGTTTAATGAAGCTATTAGACTTAACTGAAAGCCAATTAGTTTCTGCATATTGCAAAGATATAAATATAGATGAAGCATCTTCATTGGACAAATTTGAGAAGCTATCATATATAATGCAAAACTTTGATGTTCCAACATTAAAAAAAATAGGAATAATCAAAAGCAGAGCGAAAATTGATGAATACGAACAATGTATTTGTGACTTTTTCGGTTTTTCTTCTATATATGAGTACGACGACACATCATTAATGCCAACTTTATTTAGTAAGTCAAAAAAGAAAATCTTACAAGAAAAGGAGGCTAAAATGACTACATTTTGGCTCAAATGTGCTATTAGTTCATTTTCTAAAATAGATAATCCAAATGACTATGATAAAGACTTATTATTCCAACTTCTAAAGCGAGCATCAGAGTTTACGCAAGACGAAGTTAACGGTTACAAAAGATTTGTTTTGGTACTATTTCAATTAGGTATCACCGTGTTAACACAATCTTATGTATCTGGAACTAAATCTTTCGGTGTAACGATGATATTAAATGGGAAGCCATGTATCATAATTACAGATATGAATAAGCAGTATCATAAACTTTGGATTAACTTATTACATGAATTATATCATGTAATAAATGATTTTGAGATGCTTGAAAGCATGGATTATCATCTTTCTAACTCTGAAACACCTGAATTATTATTAAATGAGAATAGAGCGGATCAGTTTGCTTTAGATGTTTTGGTTAATCCTTCTGTACAAAGTAAACTCCGGAAAATTATATCATTCCCATTTAAAGTACATCTTTTAGCAAAAGAATTAAATATATCTCCATCAATAATATACGGAGTCTATTTAGAGTCTTTGCCAAATGGAAGATTAAAAGCTCAAGAATTTGCTAAATATAACAATGGTGATAATTTAATATCTTCTGATATTGCTACACGAAATATACTATTCGATGCAGTGGAAAAAAGATCATTAGAAAATGCTATTGAGAAAATGAAAACTGAATTATTTAAAAGAGCAATCTAAATAAATTAACATTATGGAATTACCAAAGAAAAAATTAGAAGATCTAATCAGTGCTGCAGATAAAATTATTGAAGCAAATAATCAAACACAAGAAGATTTGTTCGGACAAGTAAAGAACCCCAATGCAATAAGCGAAATATTAGATATACCACTACAGGATCCTAAAAGATCATATACCCTTTATTATCAAAATATTCAAAAATTTCTTGGTGATTTTTTACCAAAAGATAATGATATAAGTAAAACTATTAGAGAGTTAATTTGCATTTTACTTGCACATAAAGAATTATCAGGCATCACGTACGGCACTCGTGAAGCGGATTCTCGTATGGCTACAACAACAGATATGGAAAATCTAATAGATGTTCTTTCGGAGTGGTCGGAAACACCTACTGATTATTTTAAACTTGCCAATATTCTTTTGAAAAAAAATAAAGAACTGGGGTATATCCCAGAAGAGCGTGAAATAAAAGATTATTTGAAGTAGTTCAAGTAAACGGGTACATAATTTTGTTTTCCTGTTTTGATATACTCTAAAAGGATTTCAGTAAGTTCAAATAAGTATATACTATCTGTATTTTGAAAGCCTATGGTTCGAGGCTGTTCTTTGTGAGTAATGATTTGAATAGCTTGCTTTAAGCAAAATGCTCTTAGTTCTTCATCTGTCATAATAGTACTTTTTCTATTAGCCGGATAAACTAGAAACAGATAGCTTAAATTCAAACAAATAATATTTGCTATTTCTGATTGATTGATTAACTTTGTATTGAAAACGTTCTTTGATAAAGATGAAATATAAGAGGTGATATTTATAAGAAAGGGCATGAGTACCGTTTTTTAATGCAAATTCGGTGCAAATAGATTTTATAAATATTATAAGATATTAGTTATAAGCGTTTTAGATGGTGTACAAAAACGCCTCTCACGCATGTAATACGAGTTCGATTCTCGTACCCACTACCAAAGAAAAAGAGGAAATGCAGTTTAACTACATTTCCTCTTTTTCTTTATAGATCTCGAAATAAGATTCCTTATCAATCCTCAACCGGACTCTATCCTCCCTTTTCTGTCCTGCCAGATTCACAAACAGATTGAAATACAGTTGGCTGAAAGAAAGGTTGGAACGATCATAAGTAATATCAAATGTCCAGGTTCTACGAAAAGAATCGAACGTTGCATACGATTGCTCACCCCCTTTACACATAAACACTTCCGGGAAAGACGTAGGAGGATAAGGCTGGAATAAACCCGCTAATTGAGCATAAATATAGTCAATCATCCATTCGTCTCCTGTTAAAGTCAATTCTCCCTTTAAACGAAGTTTAATGGCATAACTGGCAGTCACGTCGGACGAAGTATAAACAGGAACCTGGCTTTCTGCCGGATAGTTGCCGTCTTTATATCCAAGACTCATCGTTAGTCTGGATAGACCGACACCATTAAAGCCACTCACCTCCTGATCTGCCAACCGGTTTTTCAGACTGACCATGAATGTCAGTTTACCAAGCGTCGGATCACCCGGATATTGCGCAAGCGTGTCCAGCACATAATCTTCGGTATTGTAACTACGGGTTATTAAATCACCCTTTCCAGCCTCCAAAGCCGGACCGCCTCTTTCCACATCTACGTTGCCAACCGGATAATAAATAGCATCATTATCCCTTACGCAACCACTCAAACAGAACAGCAACACTGCCAAGCCTATTATCTTATTCATTATCATCTTACCTCTTGATTTTGCGGACAAAGATACATCTTTTTTATACCACACTTGATTTATGTCAACCGTTTTTAGTATTTTTGCACACATCAAGACAGAAAAGAC